TCAATAAATATCTGAGTTTAGTGAAATGTTATCCTCATATTGGTCTTTTAATCCACAAATATTACAGATACAAAGGTATGCTGCATATTTCTTTGCTACTTTTTTAGAAGTTGCATAGGCGGTCTCTTCTATTACATGACTTCTAATGGTACATCTGCATGACCATCTTGGTTCATCATTACTATCATAAACTTGATCTTCAGGCAGATAATATTCCGGTAATGAAACATATCCTTTTTGAGCTAATTCTTGAAGGGTGTTGATTGAGTTTTCTAGTGTTAATTCTTCTGGAAGTTCAGACAAAATTGTAAATAGTTCGTTATGTTCATCTAGGTCGTTATAAGCAAGTTCTGCTACATTGGCTCTTGCTTCAGCTTTATTACTTCCTTCAGAATGATAGCGAAGTGATCCTCTTTTAGTCTTTAAAGTTACATAAGCTCTAAACCCGCCACTGTAAACTTCTTCAAATTCATACTCTGGAACTTCACCATTTTCTTTTTGATTCCACTGTTGAACTAATCCAACATAGTCATCGTCTTCAGTTAAGCCGTGAGTCAAGAAGTGGTCCATGTTTAACATAAAGTTTACTGAGTTCTCTAATTCATCTGGATTCCAATTAGAGTCAATTGCTATGGCACCTAATATCGCTTCAAACAAATCTTCTTTAACTGATTCTTCATTTTCTTTATGCTGTTGGATATCTCCTTTTCCCATAAATAGAAATTCTTTGAATCCTAGCTTATCAATTCGATGTGCAAGCATCTTTTTATTGACTAGCTTTTTCTTTATGTTTGTTAAACTACCTTCATTCGTGTAAGTATCGACCACAAACTCATCATCATCTTCATCTGAGTCGTAATCATCTAACTGAGATTTAGTATAACCATATCTATCCATAAGTATTTTGGTTACATAAAAATCTAGCACTCTATCACCAACGAATTCTAAAACCTCGTTGTTCTCTCCACCATTTTCCTCTGAGTAAGAACGCCTTGTGAATGCCTGAAATAACAAATCAACATTGTCAAACCAGTAACTGATCTGTCTTTGAACATCTTGTAGATGCTCGTTTAATTCTTTCATTTGAAATCCTCCTATTTTTTTATTTGTCAGGAAGATAAACAAAAAGCCTATCAAAGAAGGTAGACTAATCCCACTAGAATGGATTGTTACCTTTTACCATAGGCTTCTAACTTTGCAAAATGTTTATATAAATCATGATCATTTAGTTGCTTCCCACTTGCATAAGAAACATTAAATCGATTCTGTTTTATATCCCAATTTTGAGACCGTCAAAGCCGTTTATCTTTTGACACTATTATTATACTATCTTTTGTAAATATTGACAAGTGTAATTCAAAAAATCTACCTGTTTTAGATGGGTAGATTTCTTTTTTATTGTATTGTAGCATCATTTCCATTTTGAAATCTAAACGTTATACTTGAATCTCTATGTACTGTTGCTCTATCAACCATGAGCATCCAAAGACTCTCGTTCCAATCATCAAGTTTATCTTCTGACTGAGATAGGTTTGCTAGAAAGGACTTCATCTTGAGTGCCTGTCCTTGCTTATTGCTTTTTACTTTAAGTAATTCTTCTTGCTTGGTTTGTAATTTTTCGTAGCGATTTGATAACTCATCATACTTCTTATTGTAATCATCCAAGCTGATACTCGTTTTAGAGTTTTCTTTTACTAATTTATTCACCAATTCAGCAGTTATGATTAGTTCGTCATTGATGCTTGATATTTCATCGTCTATCTTTGTGGTGTCAGTTAATAGTTCGATAACCTCATTTGAATCTTGAATGATTCTTTCTTTATCTTCCATGACAATGTTATAAGCCTTGATAAATTTTAGTTTGATATCTTCTTCTGTTAGATTTGGTGTTTGGCATTTATCTTTATGTTTATGAAACTTGTTGTTACATTGGTAAATAAATCTTGAATACTTACTATTTGAATGCCATTTCTTTTTGCCATAGAAACCACCACAATCTTCACATATGAGTTTAGAGGCGAATATATCAGATGAAGAATACTGTGCACCCAATTGATCGCGTCTTTTCAGTTCTACTTGAACCTGTTCCCACATATCTCTGTCAATGATTGCTTGATGATTGTTTTCTACATAGTATTGAGGTATTTGACCATTGTTTTTGACTACAGAATGTTCGAGATAGTTTTCTGTGTACGTTTTTTGTAGCAATGCATCACCTTTATATTTTTCATTTGTAAGAATGGAATTGACAGTGTTCTTTTGCCAATTCGCAGATTTTCCAGTTGGCGTTTTAATATGCTGTGATTTCAAATATTTAGCAATGCCTGAAGCAGTCTTACCTTCAACCAGGAACTTTCTATAGATTAGTTTAACAATCACAGCTTGGTCTTCATCAATCACAATCTTGTCATCTTCTTTCTTGTATCCTAAAAACGAATTATAGGCAAATGAAACTTTACCTTCTTGAAATCCCACTCTTTTACCCCATGTAACGTTTTGGCTAATAGAACGTGATTCTTCTTGTGCAATGGACGCCATGATGGTAAGAATGAGTTCACTCTTTGGATCAAGTGTCCATAAGTTCTCTTTTTCAAAGAATACTTCAATGCCATTTTCTTTTAACTTTCTAACATAGGAAATCGTATCAAGTGTATTACGTGCAAATCTAGAAATTGACTTTGTGATAATTAAGTTGACTTTACCATTAAGAGCATCAGTAATCATTTTATTAAAACCAGTGCGTTTTCTTGTATTAGTTCCTGACATACCCTCATCTGCATAAACATTCGTGTATTCCCAATCAAATCTCTCTTGAATAAGCTTTTTATAGTAGTTTACTTGAGCTTCATAACTTGTATACTGTTCATCTGAGTTAGTGGAAACTCTAGCATAAGCTGCAACTTTTCTTAATGAGTTATCATTGATAGAAAGTTGAGTAATAGGGTTTATGGTAGATGGAATGACTGTAACTTTAGCCACGATGAACACCTCCTCTATGTTGCTCAAATGCTCTCTTACTTGCTTTTTCTCTCATTTCAGGAGTCCAGCTTTCACTTCTAGAACTTTCTTTCCAATAGAAATCTTTACTCGTTCCATCTTTCATTTGAAATACAAGTTTATTTTCTGGCATCACCACAACTTGCTCAACTTTTGATTTAAAGTACTTTTCATCAAATTCACTTCTATTTAGGATACTGTTTGCAGCTTCTTTGATTTTACTATCAGGAACTTGTTTTGCTGCACATGCTTCTTTTCCTTTAGTAACCGATAAAGAACATTTCCATATTTCGTTATGTGGTGTCGTTTTATGTGTGAATGCTCTTCCACAAATACCACATCTTATCATTCCAGTAAAAGCATAATGTTTATATACAGAACGCGGTTTAATTTTTTCTGCTTGTTGTTTTCTCATCTTTTGAGCTTTATCGAATAGTTCTTTACTGATGATTGCTTCATGATTGTTTTTAACTATATATTTATCTACCTCACCATAATTAACTACTTTTCTTTTAGATAGATGATCCTTTCGAAATGTCTTTTGAAGCATCAAATCACCTGTGTAGTTATAATTTGATAGTATTTGCATAATGGTGGAACGATTCCATCTTGGTGACTTCTGTGGGCTAATTCCTCTAGCAGATAGTAATTTACCTATTGTATCTGCACCGTTGCCATCAATGTATAGTTGATAAATGTATTGAACAATCTTAGCTTCTTCTGGAACTAGAATCAATCGTTTGTTTTCAAGGTCATATCCCAAGCAAGGTTTACCACCCCACATGATCCCTTGTTCAAAATCTTTCTTGATTCTCCATTTCATATTCTCTGAAACACTTCTTGACTCCTCTTGAGCAAAGGTAGCTAAAAAGGTCAATATCATTTCACCTTCACCACTAATGGAATGAATGTTTTGTTCCTCAAAGAATACATCAACATTGATCGCGTTAAGATCTCTTACTGTTTTTAATAATGTAACTGTGTTTCTAGCAAACCTTGATATGGACTTCGTGATAATCATATCAATTTTGCCGTTTCTACTATCTTCGATTAGTGCTTGAAATTCCTCTCTTGTATCTTTAGTGCCAGTTAGCGCTTCATCTGCATAAACACCTACGAACTCCCAATCAGAATTATTTTGTATTAATTGCTTATAATAATTCACTTGAGCGGCTAATGAGTTCAGCATTGCTTCTTTACCAGATGAAACTCTAGCATAAGCTGCAACTCTAGTTCTTTTAGGTAATTCTTGTAATGCTTCTATCTTTGTTATTGTTCTGTTCATTTTTATTAACCTCCTCTTGCGTTACACTATTAATCACTTTAGTTGGAGGAATAGTCAAGTCATTTAAACGATAAAGGTTACCTTTATTGATACAATATTTTTTTGCTATAAATTCCTCTGCTTCAAAGTACTCTTTTTTAGTAATAAGACCATTCTTAAACATCTCATGAATTGGTGAAATTGATAGTAAATATTTCTCTAAATTACTTCGTTTCATTTTCAACATCACCTTTTAACCTCTTGTGTTCGATATAACATTTTTGGCTGCAATAAATTCTTTTATTATTGCCATAAGCAGTAAACTCTTTCTTACATTGTTTGCACTGATGAGTGTAGTACGCTTTTTTATCAATTTTTTTAGGGTTTTTATTCCACCATTGCCATCTACAATTATCCGAGCAAAATACTTTTTTCTTCTTACCTTTTGTAGACTTTATTTTTGAATTACAATTTTTGCATGTACTAAATAAGGAACTATCGTCTTCCATTTTTATACATATATACCTTATTGCGCTAACCGTCATAGATAATTCTTTGGCAATTTTTTTATAGCCATATCCTTCTTTTCTCAACTCACTAACTTTTACTTTTAATTCATTCTCCTTCATAGAACAAACCTCCTTCAAAGGTTAATGGCAAGCAGAGGGTCATTTTGCCGGTTTTTTTGCGAATTTTCTTTATTTTCTTTAATTTGCCTAGTAATTCAATGTTTGAACAGAAAGCCAACACAGCGAAACGTTGAGGCCTTAAAACGCAAAAAAACCTCATGCTAAGGTATTATCCTTAAACACGAGGTCTTGATTACTAATATGTTATTATTGTTAATTATTAATGCTTTTTGTTAGTTTGATTATTGATTCAATCATATCTTCAATTAAGCCAATATCAAACTCGATGTTGTTTTCAGTTAAAAAGGTATTAATGCTTGAGATCACGTATTTCTTTTTCTGATCGCCATTTTTATAATTGGCTTCAGCAATAACACACAACTCTTTTATTTTCTCTTCAACCTTTAAATAATTCTTATAGTATTTCTTGGCTTTCTCACTTTTAGAAGCAAGGAAACCTAAGATACTACTTATCACCGTTAAAACTGCGGTAACAATGGTAATAATTAATTCCGGATTATTCATCTTTATCCTTCTCTTTCTTACTAATTATTTCTAAAGCATTTTTTATTACTCTTGGAATTGGTAGTCCGGCTAAACTTGCGTTTTCAATAATACTTATACCTTCCATAGAAATGAAACCTATGACAGTTCCATCTCTAATAAAAGTTGTCCCGAGTATGATATCAAGTTGAGTTGATACTGCTACTAAAAACAATATAAATATCTTTTTTGTTAAACCTAAAATTCCTGCTTGGCTACTTAGCCTTCCACTTTCGGTCTTTTTGCTTTTCTTAAATACGATGGCTAATATTAGCCCACTTAAAAAATCAATGACCATGAATATTAATAAAGCTATCATGACACTATCGAATCCTCCTAGTAAAAATGAAAGCAAGGATCCAATAGATCCAAAGATCATAATGATTATATTTTTAACTCTCATTACTTATCGCCTACTTTTATATTGCTTCTAAACTCCTTGATTTCTTGTAATAATTCTTTAAATTCTTCTACTACAGACTGGTCTAATGTTTCCCAGTCTCTTTTGTAATTAAATATCTTATCTGATATTTCCTTTGGAATGTTTACATCATACTTGTTTGTTTTCTTAAAGTTACTAATGATCCAATGAACTCTATAGATGTGATAGTTACGCTTTACTTTAGCTTCTTGTCTATTGATTAATAAATCATAGTAAGTAATAAATGCATCTAAGAATTCTGGTAGTACTTTTTCAAACTTAATATTAACCAACTTATCATACTCATCTTTAAACTCTGGATTTAAATAAATCAAGTTGTCCTTGACTTTTAAGAAATCATCAGCATGAATCAAATTATATAAAGGAAGTTCATCTGATATTGATTGTCTTTGAATGAAACTATCAATTCCATATGCAAAGATATCAATACCTGATAAAGTTGCGTGTGTTATTCCACCAAGGTCACTAAAAACCGCGACTACATCGATATCTGAATCTTTGGTATCTGTTCCATAAGCTCTTGAACCACAAAAATATGCAAACATTAATTCATTATGGACAAATAGTCCTTTTAGTTTATCTTCAATTAATTTCTTTTCACTAATTTTTTCACTCATCTTCTTTCACCTCACGATTTTCTAAATCATCTTTACCTTTGTCAAAACCTTCAACATTTACTTTGAGCCACTCATACGCAGCCTTTAGTGGGTTGTTGTGTCTGAATATATTAAAGTCTTCTTTAGGTACTTCAATATCCACCACTTCAAGTGGTCTGAAATTCTCTATTCTTTTATCTAAATCAATGTATGAAGCAAGTCCAATGTTTACTTGCTTTTCATGATAATTTATGTTGATATGAACTACTCTATGATATGAGACATCAATACCAACACCTGATTTTAATTTTTTAATAATTGCCATTTAAATTCATTCTCCTATTCATAAATGTTATTACCATTTAATGTTTCTTTTACTACTTTGTTATTATTTAAATTATTTGTTGTAATCTTAGCCCCATTTAAAGTAATGTTGTTTATGCCACTACTTTGAGCTGTTACTGTAATTGCTTTTCTAGGACTTCCCTGAACCTTATAATAAACTGAAACATAATAAGTTCCTGGCATTACATCGGCAAATGAGACCATATATGAAACACCAGAAACCAAATCATACATTCCTTCATAGTACAAAGTCTTAATAACTGAACCACCACTTGCTGTACTATATAAATCAATATAAAAACCAGGATATGCTAATCCTGATCCACTTAAGCTAAAGTTGATCCTTAGTCCCTGGTTTGCTGTATTTGTAAAAGTTGTAGGACTTACACTACTGATATTTAATGTATAAGCCACTTATCCCACCAACCAAATCTTCTCTAAATAAATTGATGTTGTTGTATTGGTTGTCCAACTAATAGTTGATCCACTAAAGTTACCAACTAAATGTTTAGCAAATCCAACTGTCATCTTATTTGTTATTGAATTTGGTACATAAGCTTTAAATGAATGAGTCTTGAAATATTGCCCATCAAATACACTCCAGGAATAAAGCCTATCATAAGTTCCACTCGCACTAGTTGTTGAGTTACTTCCCATTCTTCCAAATACAACATGAGTTTCATAAGAGTCTGTTCCAGTCATATTTCTAACTTCAAAAGCAAGTATTTTATTATATAAATTAATGCTTTGATTTAAAGTTATATTGTTTGCAGTTAGTGCTGTTGGTATTGTTCCTGTTCCTTCATATAAGAGTTTAAACCCTCCACCAACTTTAACTACACTTGTATTACCTCTAATAAACACTTCATTAGTTGCAGTATTTATTGCCATCTCACCTACCTGAGTTAGATTAGAAGTTGTCGGATTAGTAGTTCCTCTTTTAATCTTAATTATTGGCATTAGTAAGTTCCACCATCAATAATTGAAGTCGGTCCTATAATTTTATCTTTATCAATACCTATATAATAAGTAATTTTTGGTGGATTATATGATGAGTTATAAACTGGATAAACAACTAGTCCATTACCTAACACTGCATTATTAAATGCCGTTAGTGTGCTAACTTCTGCCATTCCATTGCTTGCATGAATACTAGAAGTATATGTATTTTCAATACGACCTCTTTGTTCAGGTGTTAAGTGAAGATTACTCGAAACATGCGTATTATAAGTTGATGCTGCAACTCCACCAAGTTCTGATAAGGTAATTGTAACTGCACCTGTCTTTGAGTTAACACTCGTTACAGGGGCAACATCAGGAATAATTGATGTTGGTAGTTTATTATTTGCACCAATTAAAGGCACAGTTCCATTGGTTGTTCCTGTGTTCTTCTTTGATGCAGTACCTAATGATAAAGCCGTTATCTTACTATTCATCAAAGTATCAGCATTTGGTTTTGATAGATACTCTATATAATCCTCTAACGCTATTGGGTTACCACTACTACCAGTTTTATCTTGTTTTGAAATAAAGAGATTACCACCATTTAAATCTACTAAAGGTTCACCTGCTTTAATAGTTCCGCTAGATCCAACTAAAGGACCTGTTCCACTAGATGTTCTTCTTTTTATTTGAATAATTGCCATTTGTTATTTCCTCCTATCTTTTATAAAAATATACTCTATGAATTTGATGTGATGTTGATCCACATGAAATTGTTAGAGTTCCGTTTTGATAACTAAGTCCTAAAGTATAATCAGCACCTGTGTGCCTGTAATTAACTGATCCACTCGAACCAACTGTTATAAATAATAACGCTCCAGGAAGTGTTACTACTGCACTTGTAAGCTGCACACTAATAATTGACCTAGTTAAAATATATGAGTTTAGGTTTCCTACTGTATAAACTCCACTTGAAACTTTAGTAGGATTAATTTGCATTGGCTCGCCTTCTGCTTCTATTTCATCTCTTAAATTATCAATTTCATACATATAGCTTCTGATATATCTTTTTTGATAACTGTTATCTACACTTATTGATGTTGCTGTTTTGTTATAAGCACATAAGACTAATTCATATAAACCATCACTATTTAAAAGGTTAGTTGTTGTAAGGCTTGGGTAACTTCCTGCTTGTTCCTTTAAATATAAAGTTGCAGTGTTATTTGAAGTATTAACTCCTAACACAACAAATCCTTTTTTGTTTGAATCAAGTGTTACTTTTATTTGAGTGTTAGCTTCTACATAAACTAACCGACCGTACACTGAAACATAACCATCTTTGAATGTGATCGTATTACTTGATATGGTGTGACCTACTTCATTTTTAAATCCTTTAATTATTCCTACTTGATTTGATAATAAAAAATGATAGAGATCAGCGTCTACTTTTGCACTAACGCTTGCTCCATCAAATGTAATTTTTTGTAAAGCCATTAAAACTCTCCTCCATCTAAATCAGAATAACCCTGATTGTTTATAGTTACATTACCAACATTAGAAGTTACTCCCTTTGTTAGTATTTGAAGTTTTTCTGTTAAGTTAACTCGGTATTCCCCAAGTGTCACATGGACTACTTCCATATTATTTATATACTTTAGTCCAGTAACAACCGAATCATAAATCTTACCCTTATAAATAAACTCAATGAAATCTCCAAGTTCTAATTCATTTAAAGCTTCAATACTGTTTTTTTTAGTTGTTGTAAATGTAATTTGATGATCCTCTTTACTTACTACTAAAATACTTTTTACTTTATCAGGAATATCTAAATAATCATTATCACTATACGTTTGAGCTTTAGATATTACTTTTTCATATCTTAGGCTACTACTTACATCTTCGCTAATTGTCCCATCTTTAAGTAAGAAGTAAGTTTTAATATCTTTAAAAAAGAGATTATCTTTTCTTGGATAATATGTAACTTTGTTTACTTGTTCTTTACTTGAATCATTAACTATTAAATCATCTAGGAATAAATTATCTGCTTTTATTTTTACACCAGATGATATTTGTACTATTCTTATTTCTAAACCTAAAAAAGAACCATTATCAAAAACAACATTACTTCTAACTGAAACTCCATACATTTTTGTAATGAGTTCTAATATTTCATGAATAGTCATTACTTTATCATCTTCAAATGTAAGCTTACCAATTTTAGAAGTTTCCTTACTTATTTGTAAGTATGATATGTTTTGGTTTGAATCACTGTTTGTAATAAATGTTGTTCTTATAATACCTTCAATATAATCAGCTAAGTTTCCTTCATAACTTAAAGCTAAGACTTCTACTTTAAATATTTCTTTAAAATCATAACAAGATATTAATTGATAATTGTTCTCTTTTATAAAACTTTCAATAACACCAAAATAAAGACCCTCTTTTTTAACATAAAGATAGTCTCCAATTTTCGCATTTAATTCTTTTTTATCTACTTTGAATGTTGATCGTTGCGTTACAACAAGATCATGTAATATTTCAAACTCATTAGCAACCCTTATGTTGTCTTTAACACTAAAATTTAAACGATCTAAGATCACAAGTTCCATAAGCTATCCTAAGTGATACTCATAAATGAATATTTTAAAGGTTGTTTCATTATTTGTTCCTGAATTAAATTCAAGTGTTAAGTCGCTAGGTTCTAATAATATAAAATTGTCTTTTTCAAAGTCTTGTAAATGATAGATATCATTTTCTACTGATCCGTCATAACTTCTTATATATTGTTCATTTGGTATCGATGATATAACTATCTTTGCATTATTTTTAATAACATTTAATTTCATTGATGTAATTACCTCATCACCTTTTAATACATTTAAGCTAGGGTTCTTAACATTCCCTGTTATTTCAATTAAGGTTGATGCTTTAGTTACTCCATCAATTTTAAGTCTTGATTTACCACCTGTAGTTTCACTATAAGAAAATGGATAGCTAAATGGATATACCTTTCCACTTTCAACGCTACTATCAAAACTTAATATAAAACTCTTTTCTTTTATCCAGTAAGTTTTCTTATTTAAGATTGCGACACTTTTTAAATGGCCGCCTGCTATTTCACTCTTTGATAAATTAACAAAATCAACATAAACATACTTTGTATCATTTGAGATATAGTAAAGTTTTAAGTTGCTAGTCTCTATATTTAAATAATCAATTAACTTTTGATAACCTAAATAACCATCTAAGAAAATAATATCAAATGAAATCTCTCCTAATGGTTCATCCTTTTTAATAGTGTTATAAATATGGTCATATTTTAAATAACTAACATTATATGAAAAGCCAAGTCCGGTAATATTAGCAAGTAAGCAACCACTATAGTAATTAAAATTAAATACTTGGCCTTTGCTGTTTTCAAGATAAAACTTTCTTATCATATGAACTTACCTCCAAGCGCTCTATTTATAGAATCAATATCGAAGGTAGATGATGAAGTATTAACAGTTACATTGTTAGTTGTTTGATTTGAAGTTGAGTTATTTGTGGTTTGATTATTTTTCTTTAGATTAAATGTATCAGCAAAAAAACCTCCAACTTTACCAAGTAAGCCACCGACTTTTTCCTTTGTTTTATTAGTAAATTCAGTTACTCCACCAGCAATATTTTTAGCTACATTTTCTACACTTGATACAGCGTTTTTCGCAAAATTAGCTACTTTATTAGTAGTAGTTCCAACGAAATCTCCTACTTTAGAAACGGCACCACCAACAGTGTCTTTAACTTTTCCAATTACATCACCTAATGCTCCGCTGACTTTATTAGCAACTCCACCTGCAAACTCTGATACTTTATTAAACGCACCACCAACAACATCGGTTACTCCTTTAAATAAACCACCAATCTTATCAGCAACTCCACCTAAAACTCCACCAACTTTGTCACCAATTTCTGATGCAAAATTAAATATCTTTTCAAATAATTTTATGATCTTTTCTAACACATTAAAGATCGGTTCTAATATTTTACCAATTACATCAAGAGCTGGTCCTAAAACACTATTTAATACATTACCGACCATTTCAATTAAAGGCGATAACTTTTCAAATAAAGTTCCTAAAAACTCGAGTTGTTTTACTAATGGTTTAAGTAGCATATCAATTATTGGAACTAATAAATCAATTAATCTTGTTAGTATACTTATTACAACATCTAAGATTGGTTTAAGTGCATCCATTAACACTTGCACTATTTTCATAATAGGCTCTAATAGCTTCATGAACACATCGAACAACTCTTTTAATAGTTCTTTAAATGATTCACTTTGCATTAAAGCAGCAACTACAATAGCAATTAGAGCACCAATTCCTAGTGTTGCGAAGTTAATACCTGCTCCTGCAAATAAACCTGCACTACCTAATGCTTTAAAAGCAATTGATACCGTCTTAATAATTGGACCAACTTTACCTATAATAGTTATTACTGGTCCCACTGCAGCAACAAGTCCTGTTAGTGCAACAATAATTGCTTTAGTTCTATCATCTAGGTTTTGCCACCACTCAACTGCACTTTTTACAGCTGGTATAACTTTGTCTTGAAGAATGTTTACAACCTTACTCATTACTGGTATCATAACTGACGCTATTTCCACTGATAGAGCCGTTGTTGACTGTTTTAATCTATCAAGTGAATCTTTATATCCACTTGTTTGTTCGATTTGTTCTTCTGTAATTAAACCGAGCAATCTTGCTTCATTTCTAAGTCTTGCTATTTCGTCTTGTTCTAATCCTAAGATAGGTATTACTTCACTACCTAACTTATCGCCAAACAAATTATTAGCAAGTGCTGTTCTTAATGCTTGATCCTCTACTCTATTTAAAGCTTCTCTAATAATATCAAATGCTTCTTCTGTGGTTTTACCTTCAATTTCATCCATTGAAATACCAAGAGCATGAAATACCCCAGCAAATGATTTAACATCACCAAGTGCAACATCAGCTAATATATTATTAACTTTTGTGAATGCTTTTTCTAGGCTTGATGTTTCAACACCAGCAAGTCTTGCTACATGATTCCACTCTTGTAAGGCTTCAACATTCATGCCTATCTTTTGAGCGGTGTTTTTTAATTCATCAGCAGTATTAATACCTTTAGTAGCAAGTGCAGTAAGTGCAGTAACGGCTCCTAAAATTGGCATTGTTAATGACTTAGTTAATGTACCACCAAGTTTAGTTAATTTCTCAAACTTTTCATTGCCTAAAGACTTCATTTTATCTTTAGTTTTATCAAGCTCACTATTAACTCTTCTTAGGTCTGCTTCTGTATAAGCAATGTTTCTTTCTAACTTCTTAAACTCAGCATCTGATATAGTACCAAGCTTTAAGCCTTCTTTTGCTTTGGCTAATTGTTCGTTTTGTTTTTCTAATCTTTCTTTAGTGCCTTTTAAGATTTCGTTTAATTGACCTTGTTTCTTTTTCCAAAGTTCTAAATTTGAACTATCATATCTTAGGTTTGCGTTAATCGCTCTTAGATCTCTTTGTTGTTCTTTTAGATCCTTATTAATACCCTTTATTTCATTTTCTAAATCCTTACCATCTAAGCTAAGTTTTATGTTGATACCTTTAACTGTTTCTGCCATTAACACTCACCTCCTAATCTATAACAAAAATAGATCAATATCTTTTTGAGTAGCTCTTCTTGACTCTGGTTCATTTGACATTGTTTTTAATTCTAAATTTATTAATTCTACATAAACATCAATATCGATATATCTTGCATCTTTTAGGGAGATCCCAAGATGAGCCAAATTATAAATTATATTTGCTGTGACGTGCTCACCTTGAGATTCTATTTTGGGATTTCGTTATTTACACTTCCGCCTAGTAATTCTGCAATGGTATGTGAAATGTTTTCAAGTTCACCAACATCTGAAAGCAATGTAAAATCAATACCTTGTAAAAACTCTTCATAGCTTTTCTTAGTGAAGGGCTTGTGAAGTACATAGACAATTTTGAATATTACTTCTAAAACTTCTGATACATTTCCTTCTTTTTCACTGCTTTCAAGTTTAGTTACATCACTAAATAACTCAGTACCAAATGTACTGCGATATTCGATAATAGTAAAAAGCGAGGACTTAAGTCTAATATCCTCGCCATTTAATTTAACTGTCTTTTCCATATTAAGTACCTATAGTTCCAACTGAAGGACCACTTGTAAAGAAGTTATTATAGTTAGCATCTCCAAATTTAGCAATTGTTCTAATTACCGATAAATTACCTGCTTCAATTGATCTTGCAGTAATACTAAGTGTCACAGAGTTTGGTTCGATACTTTCTGCTTTTGTTTTTGTTGCATCACTTACTGGTGAGGCAGTACATAAGAAATACCAAATTCGTCTTGCTTTTGCATCTCCTTGAATTTCATATCCAAGTGCAAAAGTCTTATTACGATGATTTACTACTTCAATTAAGTTATTGTTTGTATCTTTTTCATATCCTAACACTGCCACTTTAAAATCATCATCAATTTCAGTTAATTTTAGAGTAATGTTGGATCCTGAGTTAGAAACAAGTGTCGCTAAAATTCTATCATCAGCATAAACATCAGTTTTGCCAGCGATAACTTCAGCTGTTAATTCTTGCGCTCCTGTTAGCTTCTTTGGTTCGCCATATGTCCAAGTGTCATCTTCACCAGGAGTTGCTACAGCATAGTGCACATTTTTAAGTCCGAATGTTACTTTATTGCTCATATTTTGATTCCTCCATTTTTATTTCATAAATACGATATAATCCATTTTCTGCTATGTAAAACTCACTAATCATTTGAAACTCAATGTCATATAATTTAAGTTTGTTTTCTAGCAATTTTTCCAATTGAATGTTTTTCTCTCTTGTTATTAAAGTTATTTGAATTGTTAATTCTTTTAATAGGTATGAATCGTCAGCATAAGTTTTACCTCTTTTGTTAAGTTCCTGATAAACAATAACTGGTAGCTCAATGTTATCTTTTACTGAAACAGCGTAATAAACATTATTAGGTAGTACTTCATTTAAGATTGTATAAATATATTCAAGATTATTTACCACGTATAATCACCTTTATATCTTCTAACATTTTAGGAGTGAACGTATCATAAGCTGGTCTTAGAAATGGTCTAGGATTTACATACTTTCCGCTTCTATGCATAAATCCAAATTCAATCAAATGGACAAGCATACCTTTTTCTTTCCCATATATAACAATCGTTTTATTAACTCCACTACCAACATCTGCTTTAACAAAATCATCAGCGAGACCATTCTTCTGTCCACTTCTTGGCGCATTATTTTTAATATATTCAAGTATTTTGTCAGCTGTCTCATCAAGCTTTGCTTCAAGCTCTTTTATAACTTCCTCAGTATAACTACTAACTTCGTCCATTATCTTTTCAGTTAAGTTATCAAGAGTAGCCATAGATATCACTTACCTTTAGTTTTGATTCAACTAAGTATAGTTCTAAAAACTGCCCTGCAAGATAGGTTCTTTCAACTGAATAAATAACTCCATCAACTAAAACATATTTACTACCGTCATATAAGAAACTTTGAATTTTTAGAGATAAATCTATCTTGTATTCTTGCTTCTTACTTTCGTAGTATTCTTTTGAGGTTACTTGCTTTTTAATTCCTATAATTTGTTTTTTACTTATTAGTGAGAGCTTGTTGTTTCCTATGTTATCTTTAATAGATTCTAGTTTTAACAACTCAAGTTTTATATTAGGACTACTTGGGAACATTATTATCACCCTTTGATAGTGCAAGTTGTAACAAAAGCATATCAAAACTTCTCGGTAACTCTTTAACTGAACCATCTGTTTTAAACCCAAAGAATGTTTTACAGTAAATTAATACTAAAGATTTTGTTAGGGGGTTATCTTCAATATTCTCTGAATCCACGCCTGTTGATAAAATTAAAGCAATGCACGCTTCTATGTAACTATTTAGTTCATCATCTGCGTAAGTTTCCTCTAAAGGAATAAGCAGTGATTTTTTCACATTCTCAAGTAGTCCCATTTATAAACACCTCTTAGGCTTTTTTCTTAATTCTTAAGAAGCCGTTATAACCTACAACGTTACCACCAGTGAACACTGATGCTTTGTATGAAATAATGCCATCTTTGAATTTGTAATCAGTTGATTTGCCAATCTCAACTGGTGAGAAAATAGGTACTTCATAGTTATGTAATCCACCATAAGCCATTACATATTCACCTTCACTAGTGTTTGTGTCAGTTAAGGCTTTACAATGCGAATTAATAATATATGGAATACCATCTATTGTGCTATTAATATAGTCGATTGTATGGACCTTTCTACCCTCTGGAGTTCTAAGTCCTGCGAATGCTCTTAAATCATTTTTGTTTAAGATTAAATAAGCTCCGCCTTCGATTTCTTCATCTCCACCATAAGCAAAGACAATATCATCTAATGTTGAGTCAGTGATAGCTGAGATTTCAAGTGGGGTTGCATCCGCAAGTGCTACTGCCTGGTCGCTAAAGATACCTGTGAATGTATTTGATGTTCCTGGTCCTTTTAAAATTTGTTCACTTATCTTTTTCTTTAAAGCGATGTTAATGTTTTTAATAACTTCTGCTTGATAAGGTAAGCTTGGTAGTTTTTCTAACTCTTCAGTAATCTCTGTGTATGCAGTAACTTTAACTTTAGTAATTGTTAAATAACCAAAGTCTGGTTCTGTTTCACTATAAGCAGCACCTTCGGCTGTTAGACCAGCGATACCATTACCTTTAATAAATGATTTCTTATAAGTCTCTCCACCATTTAAATTAACAACTTTAACACGATCAACTAAGCTTGAAACTTGAGCGAATGGATAAGCAGCAATGTTTGGTGCAGTATGTTCAGGAAGTAAAATCTCTTCACTTGATACTTGAATTACTCTTGCCTCTTTTAACATTGCACCACGTTTTTCGAGTTCTTCTTTATTAACTTGATCGGTTCTTTCAATTTGAATTGGATTGATGACAGCTTTTCTTTGAATAGCAAGCTTTCTATCAATTGTTTCCTCTTCTTCTTTTAATTCATCGACTTCTTTTTCTAAGTCCTCTAATACTTCAAGTGTTGCTTCAACACCTGTTAGGCCTTTGATTTCATTTAATCTGACCTTGATTTCTTGTTTTCTTTTCTCTAAATTCATTATTTAGTTCCTCCAATTTTTATTTTTAAATCTATTCTTTTCCTTAATAACGCCTCATCAATTTTTCTCTTTTCTAATTCCATAGTCTTTAGTTCTAAATCCATAGACTCTAAAGAACGAGCATAAATTGAAGTGTTGTCATAAGCTGGAATATCAACGATTGATACATCATAGAGTCTATCAATTTTGGTGATTCGTCTTTTTGGAATTTCACCTTCATGATCCCACTCTTGTTCTTTAACTGTAAAAGCAAAACTCATCTTTTCTAAAAGCCCTGATTTTACCATTTTATAAATGTCTTTATTATGCTGAGTATCTAAGAGTTCAGCCCTTACTTTTAGTCCCTTTTCATCTGAAGTAAGTTCTAAAGATTTATTTTTAGTTCTTGCGATGATTAAGAATGAGTCCATATGGTTATATTTCATTGGCACATCTTTAATCGCATCTTCACTTAGTGCATTTGGATCAATGCTTTCAATGAAACCATACTCTCTTGTTCCGATTAAGGTTTCCTCATTATAAAGAATCGCATAACCTTCCAAAATCATCTTTTCATCTTCTTCTCTAAGTTCAACTTCTGCAAGTCTTGTTTCTTTTTTAATCATCTGGTTTCCACCTCTTTTTTCTTAATTGTTACTTCTTTTGTATATTCATACTCAAGCTCTGCATCTTTATAGTAAATGTTCTCGAGCTTTTCTTTTTTACAATATTCATCAATGATTTTAGTTTTCTCTTTTTGTTCTGCTAAAATTGATGCTATTGCCTCTTTGGTTACCTTGCCATTAATCGTTACCTTCATTATTTAAATCCTCACTTTCTCCAACTTGATATTGATTAGCTTTTAAAGCATCTACATAATTTAGTGATTGTAATCTTTTATCACCATTTTCAACTGGCTCTAATCCAAGTAGAGCTCTTGATTCATTTAGGCTCATAATTCCAAGTCCCATTAACTTTTCAATTGCTGTTACTTTGGTGTTCCAGGATGCATATTGTAGTCTTTCGCTATAAAAGACAACTTGCTCACCTCTTTTGATTTCATTATCAGTAAGAAGTCCTAAAGAAAAAGCCTCAGACAACTGAATGGCTAAAGGCTCTATGGTTTGTTCATAAAATGAATTGAACTCATCTTCACTATAATTTGAACTAAAGATTGGTGATGAAACACCGAAGTAGTTTAATATCTTATCATTTAAGAATTCTAGTGTTTCTTTATCTATTAACTTTGGATCTACATTAAGTGGAATATACTCACTTTTTAAATCAATAGGGATTATTGAACTTCCCTTATTTTTTATAGATTCTCTTAAGGTTTCATTAAATGAAGTTAGTTGTTTATTCTTATCCGTTTCATTTAACATTGCATTCATCTTAAGAAGTCCTTTAATTTGCATTGAACTTCTTAGTGCGTTTTCTACCCCTTGAAGCACATTTTCATTAATGTTGATTGCTTTAAGTAATGCTTCTTGGTCTCCCTTATGTCCACTTCCACCAAAGATATCATTATCGTGATAAAACCTTTTTAAATGAATAATGTTCTCATATGGAATAATAAATGTTTCTTTGTTTTCAAATTGAAATCTTAAATAGTAATTATTTCCGCCATCAACAATTGGTTCTACCATGATTGGATTAAGAGGGTATAAACCTTTAAGTTCACCATCATCAAACATCGGATAAACAAACGAATTATCATCTATAAAAAGTTTTGTAATTACTTTATAGATAAACTGATAAGGTGTCATTACCTCATTTGGCTTGTGCTTTAAAATAAAAGACAGCTTTCCGGTTTTATCGGTCACTGTCTTATCGTTTTCGTTTTTAATATGTCTAGGTTTTAGTTTGGCGCATTGGCTTGCTATTCTATCTATAGCAATTTTTACTACATCAGATTTTGAGATGTTTGTTCCAAATGAAACTTGTGGAATATTAAGTTCGCTTATAAATTTGAAGGGCTGTTCTGTGCCTTGTTTTTTCTTTCTTTTAAATATGGCCATAGCGACCTCCTTGATTAAATCATATTTTCAAAATCCAACTTATATCTATTTAAAACAGCATACGCAATTATTAGTGCTACTGTTCCATCAATTCTTTTATATCTTGAGTTTAGTTTAGATGGTTGGATGTTGCCATTAACATCTACTTTTGCCTGTGTGTTTGATAAACACCACTTAAGAATTGGATTGTTGTTATAGACAACTTTGTTATTCTTTAAATCAGCTTCAAGTTGTTTCATCGGTTCTGATAAAGAATAAACACCCTGTCTGACTTTTTCCATATTAAAACCTAGTTCCTCCATTTCCTTAATCCAATATAGACTATTCCATGGATCATATCCTACCCAAAGTGGTCTAATATTATATGTCCTTATCATATTCATAAACCACTGTGTTACTAGTGAAAAATCATTCTGACTTCCATCTGTTACTGTAATTAGACCTTTTTGCACCCAAATATCATAAGGTACATTGTCCTCTTCCTTACGCTTTAAAATAACATCGCTTGGCATAAAAAACTGAGTAATAACAAATTTTTTATCACCTTTCATTAGTAATAGAACTGCGGCCGTTAAGTCCGTTGTGCTTGAAAGGTCAACACCACCAATTGCGTAACTATCTTTTAAATCTTCAATACTAAAGGTTTCATCATTATTCAAATCATCGAAGGTTAGCCATGAGCCTTGTTCTAATTGTTTAATATTAAAATCCTTTGATAGCATCGTTACTCTTGTTCCAAGATCGTGCTTTGATTTGTTCATTAAATCTTCTAGGTAAGAATATGTTTTAATTGAACCTATGCTTGGATTAGATTTTTGCCATGTTCTTTTATCTTGATAGATTTCATCAACTGAATCTTGCGTATATAACCAGGGCAGCACTCTTTCATCTTGGATCTCACCCTTGATCATTCTTCTAACATAATCTAGCTTATTATCTAAAAAACCACCGACAGTGTTTCCTTCAGTGGTTATTATAAATATAAGTGGTTCTGATTTAGTTGATTGACTTTGTTTAATCGCATCATAGACCTTTGAATCCGTCATTTCATGCACTTCATCAATACAACCAACTTCAATGTTATAACCATCTTTGTTTCTTGATTGAGCTGATAACTTCTTTATCTTGTTCTTAGTCTTTGGTGAGTAGATATGAAAGATGTTCTTTTTACTTCTTTTTTCATTTGATAGAGCTTTTGATTGTTCTCTCATATTGTTAATCTCTTCAAATAAGATGTTCGCTTGTTCTGTTGTGTTAGATGCACATACAATATCAACTCCACCTTTTGATAAGAAAAACTCTGCTAAATCAATACCGGCAATAAATGTTGTCTTACCATTCTTTCTGGCAATCAATAACAATACTTCATTAAACCTTCTTAAATTGGTATCAGCCATTTTAAATCCATAAGCTACTTGAAGAACTGCTTTTTCCCAAAGTTCTAAAATAAAGGGTTCACCATTAAATGGACTTTTAGTGTGTTTGCAGAATGTCTCAATAAAATCAATTCTTATTTTGCCTGGTTTTTCATCAAATATATATCTAGGATTATTTAAATCATCAATTAAACCTTCTAAAACTGTGAGTAGTTCTTTACCAACTAATATCTCACCTTCTTGAATTTGCCTATAATACTCTTTTAAATAATTCACTATTCTAACCTTTTCATGAATTCATCAAATTCATCATTATCATCTATCATGTTTTTACCCATGATTGTATTAAGAGTTTTAATAACATTTCCATAGCTATTAACTAACTTTGTATAGTATTTTGCAGCTTCAGTTTGTCTTTGAGTTCCTTTCGATGAAATTTGAACTGCACCATACTTTCTTATTTGTTGTTGTAAGTTTTCTAATTGGACTCTCATAAATGCTGCTTCGTTTAGAAGGTTATCAACCAGTTCTGCTTTGGTTGGATCAACTGATGAAAAAAGCGACCTTAGTCGCTCATACTCAATTTGTACATTTTCAATTTTACTCATTACTAAATCCTCCTAAGAACCAAAGTGAATAATTCCTGTTTCAAGTTCCTCACCATCATGTAACATTTCAATAATTCTTGTGATTGTTCTATAATCACCGTATTTGTCACCTTCAAAGAAATCCCACCACATTGTTCTTAAAACTTCTCTTTTTTCTTTTGGTCCAACTGACCCAAGTTTACTATCATAAAGTTCATGGTCATAAATCTCAGCTTCTTTATTAAAAGCTTCTTTTAATTTTAACCATAACTCATGTGCTGCTTTGTAATCATCATCGGTTGCGCCATCTGTAATCTCATCGAGTGAAGTTTCACTGTAACCTCTAAAGCAAACTTTTGTTTTTTTATTTCTTAAAATTTCATCTAGGGTTTTCCATTCGTAATTATAATTAATCATTTTTACTACCTCCTCTTTTTTCATACACATATTACCGTATAAAAAATACTATAGCAACTCAATTTAAAACTATAATTTTATTATAATTTTTAGTACTTTTTACAAAAGAAAAAGCCACAACTAAGTGACTTATCTTCAACTATTCTCAAAATGTAAAATCAAATTTTCAAAAATACCGCCTCGCATTTTTTAAAGGCCCCCCCATGCGGTACCCTTGAGGCATCACTCAATCGTTGAGTGGGGGGTTATATCTTTTTTAATAAGAAATCCAGTAGTTGACCATCGAAAGTTCTTTGACCTTGTACATTGCCTATTAACCCATTATTTTTCAATTCATCTAAACCGACATTTATCCATTTAACTTTTTTAAGCATAACAGCATTTGACCGTTTAATTTTTTTATTTAATAGTTCATCCTTAATGTATGTTTCATCATTAGCAGTTCTTAATTCCTTAGGGATGTTTACTTCTATTACCTCGCATACCAATTGCACAGCTGAAAAAGGTCTTCCTACATAAATAAATACCATATCACCAACTTCAATGTTTTTTACACGTTGTTGCCATTCAACTTTATCAAACTCTTCAAAAACACCTTGTAAATCATATTGATTCGGATTACAAGGAAACAACCAATACTTCATAAAACATCCTCCAATCAAATGCATTCTATTAACATTATATCAATCAGCCAATAAAATTACCATTCTTATCGAAGGGATTGTGTTTCTTTTGAAACCTACCATGTTCGCTGTTGTGACACTCTCTACACAAGTGTTCTAAGTTATCTTGATTCAAACTAATTAAAGCATCATCAACATTATCAACCGTTAAACGAATCTTATGATGCACTTCCTCACCAACGCCACCACAACGCTCACATTTGCCTTGTGTGGCTTCTATTTTAACGGTTCGAGCAATTTGCCAAGCGAGTGATTTATAGAAGTTATGGAGCACTTTTGGTTTTCTCATATGCATCCCTTAACTCTTCCGCTTTATCTTTTACTTGTTCCCATCTAACATTTAGATCCGTTCTACCAACATGACCAAATGCAGATAGTCTTGCGAACTTAACTTTATCAAATTCAAGTTCTTTTTTAATGTTTGCAGGCGTGAAATTGAAATGATTATTCAATAACTTTAACAGCTCATCATCACTTAACTTGCCAGTTCCAAATGTATCTATATAAAGTGATACAGGTTCGGATACACCAATTGCATAAGAAACTCCTACTTCACACCTATTAGCAAGGCCAGCTTCAACAAATGATTTTGCTGCATATCGACAGTAGTAGGCAGCACTTCTATCTACCTTTGATGTATCTTTACCACTAAATGCTCCTCCACCATGGTGTGAGAAACCACCATAAGTATCAACGATTATTTTTCTACCAGTCAAACCTGCATCTGCTTCAGGTCCACCAATTAGAAACTCTCCTGTTGGATTAACTAGTATTTCGATATCATCCACATCATCAATGATTGGTTCTAATAATTCTTCTATGATGATTTTTGTAAGTTTATCATTTTCGATACTTCTTTTTGTTTGAGCTGACACAACTATTGTTAAAATTTTAATTGGTTGCTCATTTTCATATAGACATGAAACTTGGCATTTACCGTCTGGAGCAAATAAACCTATGTATTTGTTTTCTCTTAACAACTTATATCTTTTTGCTATCTTATGAGCTAGTGCAATCGGAAGTGGAATTAACTCCTCTGTTTCATTCGTTGCATAACCGAACATCATACCTTGATCTCCAGCACCTTGATTTTTGTTTGCTCTTTCATCAACACCAAGTGCAATGTCAGAACTTTGCTTTGAGATATTTTCAATTACTTTAAAGTTATTTAAGTAACCTAAATTAAGTAAGGTTCTCTTTGCTATTAATGAATAATCAATTAAAGCAGTTGTTGTAACCTCTCCTATGATATAAACCGTATCATTTTTGATTGCCGTTTCAACAGCAACCCTACCATTTTTGTCTTGTTCTAAAACTGCATCTAAGATTTCATCACTGATTCTATCGCATACTTTATCTGGATGACCATCAAACACAGATTCACTCGTATAAACTCTTTTCATATATTGCCCCTTTTCTTTGCGTTTCTTGTTGGGTTGAGTGTTTGTCCCACTATCAATTAAAAAGCCCACACGCGCAAACGTTGGGCCGAATTATCAAAAGAAAAAGGCTCATGTTAAGCCTTTAACTTATTTTCCATGCTGTATAAATTGTTTTCTCGCTTGAGTCCCAAGTGTCTAACAACTTACCATCTTTTATACACGCTATGTGTTTTGCCATTTTTACTATATAAGTTCCCTTGCCATATTTCCAAACAAACTCATCAGCTTTCATTCTTGGCTTTCCTCGTTCAACCGCTATAATCAATCTTTCATATTCTTTTAAGTAATCATAAATGAATTTAGTGTCTTTATAGCTATCAAACTTTGATTCTCTTTTTGCTTTGTTTAAGTCTCGTCTTGCTTCTAAGTAATCTTTATCAAAAGCAAGTGACACAGCTCTTACTACACAATCACCAGTTTTGATTCCTTTTGGATGCGGATTTGTAAATTCATAAACTAGCATATCCAGATCCTATTCTACAATTGATGTTTTAGAAATATATGCTGCATACCTTGCGTAATCATATCCTTCTGATTGAACTACTATTCCATAGTCTACTTCTCTTGCAGTAATTAAGATTGCATGCCATATACCGTCTTCATCAATAAACATTAACTCTTTGTTTTCAGCAATAAAATCATAATTGTCTAGAAGTCTATTTTCAAACTTTCTAAACTCATTGATTTCAATTATCACAACTTTCTCAATGTTAACTGTGTCTCTAGGAATTAAATCATCTTTGTGTGGTTTTCTAAAAAAATTTACCTTTGTCATTTTAATAACCTCCCTTTTGTCATGTAGCATATTAAAATAACTTTTTTGATATAGCAAGTCATATTTTCATAATAAGAATTTATTTTTTCCTTATTAAGAATTATTAGACCATAAAGCCAAGATAAGCACTTTTTAATCTACTTGATACTCTTCAATTTCAGATAAAGGATACTTATTCCCATCTCTAATTAGAAAACTCTCTTCATAGTTTCCAGTAGCCTTTAAATATCTTCTAACAATTACATCAACAAATCTTTCATCCAGCTCCATAAGACGAGCTTTTCTTTTTAGTTGATCAGATGCAATTAATGTTGATCCGCTACCACCAAATAAATCTAGGACAATCTCACCCACTTTTGATGAGTTTGAAATTGCTCTTCCACATAATTCAAGTGGCTTCATTGTTGGATGCTCTTCATTCTTCTTTGGTTTGTTATATTCCCAGATAGTGTCTTGAGTTCTGTCATCAATAAAATAATGAGCTGCTCCTTCTTTCCATCCGTATAAAATAGGCTCGTGTCTCCAGTGATAATCTTGTCTACCTAAGACTAAAGCATTTTTTACCCATATTAAACATGAAGCTAATTTGAACCCTGCATCTTTGAATGCATTTCTAAAATTAAGCCCTTCAGTATCTGCATGACATACATAGATACCGCCACCTGGTTTTGTATATTTAAAAATATTTTCAAATGCCTTAAAAAGAAAAAGATAGAAGGTGTTATCTTCCATCTT